GGTGGCGAGTACGTCGCCGCAGAGCCAGCAAGCCTATAACCTCGCGGCGAATAGTGGCAGCGTCGGCCAGGACGCGCAGAACGCCGCGCAGGCGGGTTATCTCAACACGCTTGGCCAGACGCCTGCTCAAGTCACCGCGGCTCAGGCGCAATTGGCCAGCCCGGTCAACGCGGCGACTGCGGGAAACGCGGCGCAATCGGCTTTGGCCAACCCGGTAAGCGCGCAGCAGGCCAGCACCTCGCAGCTCGCGAACACCAATTTATCTCCGTACATGAACCCGTACACGCAGAGTGTGATCAACGCCACGCTGCCGATCATGCAGCAGAACTTGGGGCTCAGTCAGAACCAGCAACAGAACGCGGCGAACAGCGCCAATGCCTTCGGCGGCTCGCGGCAGGCGGTCCAGCAAGGCGTGACGCAGGCGCAGGGCGCGATGGGCATGGCGCAGATGGCCGGGCAGCTCAACGCGGCCAACTTCGCCCAGGCTCAGCAAGCGGGTGAGTTCGACGTCGGCCAAGCGAACCAGCAGGCACAGTTCAACGCCGGTCAGGGCAATCAGGTCAATTTGGCCGATATGGCGGCGGCCAACAATATGGGCCAGTTCAACGCGGGTCAGACCAACGCTCAGGCGCAGTTCAACGCGGGTCAGCAAAATCAGGTTGGCCTCGCCAATATGGCCGCCGCCAACCAGATGGGCCAATTCAACGCTGGGGCGCAGAACACTGCTGCGGCCGGGAACCAAGCGGCAGGCTTAAGCCAGGAGCAACTCGCTAACGCCGCTAGCCAGGGACTAGGCGCGCTCGGTACGCAGCAGATGCAAAACAACGTCGCGAATTACGGAATGCTGACCTCGGCGGGCGGCTTCGAGCAGCAGCAGCAGCAGAACGACATCAACGCCCAGATCGCTCAGTTCCAACAGGCTTGGCAATATCCACAGCAGCAGTTGGGCATGATGGAGAGCTCGCTCGGCATGACGCCGTACGACACCGGGACGTCGGGCTCGTCGGCGAGCACCTCGACGACCACCCAATCGAACCCGATGGCGGCGGCGCTCGGCGGCTTGCAGACGCTCGGCGGCCTGTTCAATCCATTGGCGGGCATGAGTAACAGCTTGGGCGGCGCGATCGGCGGCACCTCGGATCGGCGGCTGAAGACCGACATCACGAAGGTCGGTGTTCACAAGCCGACCGGGATCGCCATGCATTCGTATCGTTACAAGGGCGATCCGAAGACCTATCCGAAAGTGGTTGGGCCGATGGCCGAGGACGTGGAGAAGCACTTCCCTGGTTCGACCATGAAGATCCCTGGCTCGGGCGGCAAGATGGCGGTCCACCCCGGCGTTTTGGGCGCGCTGATGACGCCGCCGAGTTCGTCCGGCGCGCAGAAGGCGATCGACATCCTCAAGCAACCGCCTCAGCCGTTCGGCGCGCTGTCGCCGCTCGGGCGGCCGCCCTCGAGGGGGGTCTTGTCTGGAGGCAAACTGCGCGCGCCTGGGGCACCCATTCTAGGGGCGCTCGGTGGCTGACGACACCGGCTATCAACCATCCAACCTGGGAGGCGCTCCACCGGCACCGACTTACGCGCCGTCGCCTTTGCCGGGACCGCCGGGGTCTTATGGGCCGCAAATCCCGCCCGGCGTCACCATTACGCCAGCGCAGATCTCCAAGGGGATCCTCTCCAACGAGAGCGGCGGGAACCCCAATGTCCGGACTTCGCCGCAGGGCGCGGTCGGGATAGGGCAGATCTTGCCAGCGACCGCCAAGCCGTACATGCGGCCGGGCGAGAGTCTCAGCAATCCGGCCGATAACTTGGCGATCCACAACCGGATCATCGCCGATTATGCTGCTCGCTGGCCGAACGACCCAGCGCGAGTCGCGGTCGCCTATTTTTCCGGTCCTGGCAACGTCTCCCCGCCAGGCTCGCCGACGCCGTGGATCAGGAACACCAGCGACGTCAACGAGAGCGTCGCTAAGTATGTCGCCAACGCCACGGCAAAGATGGGTGGGCCTGCAGGCGGAACGGCGACTGCAACTACGTCGACGCCGACGCAACCTGGCGCGCCCGCGGCTCAGCAAGCCGGGATTGGCGCGGCGATCGCTGCGCTCAACGCGCCGACCGGCGGGCCCGGCACAAAATCGACCGCGGACAACCTGAGTTCGATGGCGGGCGGCGGAGGCGGGGGCGGCGGATCAGCGCCTCCACCCCTGGACCTTCAGGCTCAGCAGGCCGCGGCCGCGCAAGGCAACGCGCGCCAGATGATGCTCGCTCAGCAGGGAGCGCAGTTGGCGGCGGCGCTGCGCGGCGCGGGCGGGGCTAGAGGCTCCCCCGGCCCGGCGTCGACCATGGCGTATATGGGCGGCCAGACGATCCCGATGCCGGTTGCCTCCCCGACGCCGGGCGCTCCTCAACCGCCAGGCACAACGTTGAATTCCACAGGTGGTCTCTATGGCTAGCGGCGACGATCCTCTTGCCGACCTCATGAACCTGCAGGGCTATCAAGGCCTGGTCGGTCCAAACCCCTATCTCGAGTACACCGGCCAGGTGCCGATGGCCGGGTATCAGGGCAACCCGACCAACGCGGCGACCGGCCAGCCGATCCAGTCGTTCCTCACCAACACCGCGGCCGCTCAGGCGGCCTATCAGCAGCAGCTCGCGGCCTTCAATCAGCAGCAGCAAGCGCAGCCGCCGGGCGCGACGTTGAATTCGAACCCGTTCGGGCCGGGCCGGGCTTTCAACCCGCAGGGCAGCGGCAACCAGACGGCATCGGGTCAGCTGATCCCGAATCCCTGGCAGGTAGCCAATATGACCGGTGCCCCGGCGCAATCGAGCCCCGGCGGCATGCTGCCGAGCGGCGAGAACTACGGCTCGAGCTCGCCGACCTATATTCCGGCGAGCTACGCCATGCCCAGCATGGCGAGCGGGGGGCGGCAATCCGCCGCGCCGACCCCGCCGACGCCGCCCGACACCCGGCAGGCTTATCTGCAGGCGCTGGCCAATCCCGGCACCCCGGCGATGCCGAGCGCGCAGATCCTGCCCGGCACTTCGACCACTGGGCCGGTCGGGTCCGGACAGCCTTCGGTTCTGCAGTCCTTCCTCGGCTCTCAGAGCGGCAAGCAGATCCCCGGCGGCTACGGCAATGAGTCGTTCTTCAACACCTTGAATGCTCTGCAGGCGGGCAAGCAGGGAGCGGTGGCATGATCGGCGCTGAGCTCCTCAATTTGATGTACGGCAATCCGATGAACCAGATGGCGCAGGCGATGAACCCCGCGCCCAATCCGGCCCCAAACCCCAATCCGAACGCGCCGCCCTTGGCGAAACCGCCAGTGCAGACCACCGGCTATATGCAGCCTGTCCCGAACCCTAATCCGCAAGTTGGCCCGGCTTCCCCGGCCGAGCAAAGAGGCGCTCAGGTCGGGCCCTCTCCAGGCGGCCCTGGGACGGGCGCTGGCGGCCCTCCGCCGCAGGGGGCTCCGAACACCCCTTCGGGGCCGCCCCCCGGCCAGGGCGGGCTCGCTCCCACGGTGGCTAGCCAATCTCCGCCCGACCTCGCTTCGCTCTACCTGCAGATGGAGCAGCGCAACCGTTCGGCCAACGAGATCGACCACGGGCTGGATATGATCGCGGCCGCCTATTCGACGCCGCAGATGGCGAGCGCGATCATGGGCTCGCAGCGCCAGGGTCAGGATCCCGGAGCTCAGCTCGGCAATCTGATCATGCTGCAGAATATGCAGCGCCTGCAGAACATGCCGCCGCCTGGCGGCGGGCAAGGCGGGCAAGGCGGGCCGGACTCCACCACTTGGGCGATGCTGCCGCCCGACGCGAAGTTGAAATACATCGAGGCGCAGAACCAGTCCAATTTACAGGTTCAGGCCGCGACGAAGGAAGCTCAGGGGAAAGACGTCGAGGAATTCAAGAACAGCGGAATACAAGATTTTTCGGCGGCCAGTCAGAAGTTGACCGACAGTGAAGCTGGCGTCGATCAATTGCTGAAAAACATGCCTGCTACCATGCAGGCGCTTCAGTACCCTGATCTTCTGACAACAAGCAAACTGTCCGCTTGGTTGCCCTTTGGTCCGAGCGAGGCCGCCAAGCAACAAGCTATCGCAATGCAAAAACTAGAGGCAGGACTGACCGGCGAGTCATTGAGCAATGTCAAGAACGTCAGGAACCAGCGCGAATTCAGCACACTGGGCGAGGCGCTGACTGCAGGGCTCAACGCCAATAATGGACAGGACGGCGTGCAGCAGGCGCTTCAAGCCATCAAACAGAAAATGGCGATCGCCCACGCGCAGGTCTACGCGACGGCCGGGAAGCAGATTCCTAATCAATATTCTGGCTTGGCCGATCCTGCGTACACTTCCCCGACCCTGCACGGCGCGCCAAATCCATACTACACCGGGGCGACCTACGAGCCCGCGCCGAGCTCGTCGACTGGCGGTGGAGGCGGTGGAGGTAAGACTTACACCTACAACCCGAAGACAGGTCAGCTCGAGTGACCATCACCGTCAATACGCCGGATGGTGGAACGGCGCAGTTCCCCGATGGGACGCCGACCGGCGCTATGACTTCAGCCTTGCAGGCGAAATTCGGGGCTCCCGCGGCGTCCGCGAGCGCGCCGAGCGACAACGATTATTCCAAGTCGCCGTTGAGCGCGATCGGACGGACCTTCGAAAGTTCGGCCGACTGGGGCACCGGCGACCTTATCCGCGCAGCGATGACCGGGAAGAAGCCTTCCGAAACGGCGGCGCAAAGTTCGGCCGCGGCGGCGAGCCTGCCCTGGTATGTGCGTTATCCGACTGAGGCGGCGGGCTATGGGTTTGGCTTGGCCAACCTTCTCGATCCGGTGACCGACGCTGCGGAGGCGGGGGCCGCAGGGCTTGGCGCTGGGGCGACTTTGTCCAAGATTGCTGGGACTGCGGCCGAGGGGGCGACGGTCGGCGGCGTCAGCCATGTCGCGGGCAGCGACGATCCGGGTCTTACGGACACCGCTGGGGCGGCGTTAGGCGGGGCGGCGTTAGGCGGAGCGGCGGGTGCCGCGGCTCCTTTGGCCAACAAGGCTCTGAGCGGAGTTTTCGGCAAGGCGGGCTCCATCGACCCGGCGGCGGCGACTGCGGCGACCGAAGCGATCAAGACTGCCAAATACGGGGACTTGCACGCTCCCGGGGCTCCCACCTTTTCGGCGAGCGCGGTTTCGAATCCCTACACCAGCTCGATTGGCGACCTGACCGATGTTCAGAGGGGAGACGTTTCCGACTCCTTCATCAAAAAGATGCAGCAACACGTCGACCAGATGCAGGGGGCTGGAAACATTTCGGCGGGCGGGGTCGATGAATACGCGCGCTCTATCCAGAACGCCGCTTCGCCGACCAACAACGCCGAGCAGGTTCTAGCTGGGAAGATCCGGGACGGATTGACCGGAGAGAACGGGGTGTTGGCGACCGCCACGCCAACCAGCGGGCACCCGGTCGGCCAAGCCTACGACATGTTGAGCGACGCTCAGAACGCCAACAAGCAATGGGAGATGTCGAAGAACCTTGGGGCGTGGCAGCGCCAGATGCAGGAGACGGGCGCTCCGCTCGGTCAGCAACCGTTCACGGAAGCTGAAAAATACTACACGCCAGGAACGCCAGACTATCAGACGGTGGCGGGCTTATCCGGCGCGGGCGCGGGCGATCACGGCGTTAACTGGATGATCCCTCATCTGCTCGGGACGGGATTGATGTTCACTGGTGAACATCTCTTTGGCACTCCTGGCGCGATAGCCGGTGAAATGGCCGGTTACCTTGGCGGCAAGAAGCTTATGAAGTCCTACAAAGCTCGTTCTGGAATATCGAGTCTTCAGCAGGCCTATCCTCAACTGACTGGTCAGCAACCTACGGGTGCACAAACCGGCCCGCAGATACCGCAAGGGGTTGGCGATCAGATCAAGAATCTGATGATGGGGATGGCGTATTAGTGAACGCCGCAGATTATCAAGCAGATCGCGATGGCGAGCGCCATGTAAACGATGTCTTTTGGAGTGATATCATCCATTGTGGCATTTCCTTTTTGAGCTAGCGAAGAGGCGGGAGGAGGTTTTGCGGTAAGCGCCTCCCGCCTCTCCTAGCGTTGGCCTGACACGGTCCCTGCGCGGGGGTGCAAACAGGAAGCCTTTGGCCACGCTAAGGGGGTTTGCAGCGGGCCTCAGACCAACGCGTTGGCGTTCCTCTGTCGGAAGCTGAAGAATCCTAGCAGAGCAAATCCTAGTCCCATCATCACCCAAGTGGAAGCCTCCGGGACGCCGGTGACTAACTGCGCCGAGCCGCCGAACGACTGCCGCGCCGCGGTGAAGTCGACGGCGAACTGGATCTCGTCCGACGTAAACGGGCTCGTCCCTGCCGAGACTGGCCCGAACGATCCGTCGAGCAGGCCGACCGGGAAGGTGTGGGTGGCAAGCAGACCGCCATCCGCGAACGTCGACTCGGTGGTCGGGCCGGGATCGTTGGTCAGTCCATTGACCGTGAAGGTCGAGAGCGTGTTGCCGGTTCCGGTGATGGCGCTTTGCAGGACATCGACGGTCAAGGTGTGCGCGCCGGTAAAGCCAGCCGAGGCGGTCGCGTCGAGCGTGACGCTCGAGAGATCGGCCTTCGGCAGGATCGGCGAGCCCTGCGCGGCGACCGTGATGTTGGCGAAATTGGCGTCGTTGGCGGTAAGCGAGGCCGCACCGGTGGTGACCCCGCTAATGTCGTCGATTAGCGTGCCGTTATCGAAGATCTCGATTTGCAGCGTCGCCTTAGCCGGGCTTGCGCCGAACGCGGCGATCAGCGCGGTGGTCAATAGAAGCTTGCGCATTTTTAAGTCCCTCTTTCTGATTGGATTACCCTTCATCGCACGAAGTGATGACAGTCGTCACGCTGCGGGTGCCGCCGTCTTGAGGTTCTTGAATACCGATTGGTAAAGCCGCTCCTTGCGCTGCAGAGCGCGGACGATCCGGCGATCGAGCGGCGAGCCGGAAAGGTCAATGTACAGGACATATTCGCCGGTCTGGCCGCGCCGGTGAATCCGATCCTCGACCTGGTCGCGGGTGTCGGCCGAGTAGGAGTTCTCGAAGAAGATCATGGTCCGGCAGCGGTCCTCCTCGGCGGGCCCGGCGAGCAGGGTGTGCCCGTACTTGGAGGCCTCGGCCTGCAAGAGGATGATCCGGCACTGGGGATCGGTGTTGAAGCGCCGCTTCTGCTCCTCGACGTCGTCAGGGGCCATTCGGCCGCGGATCCAGGCCGGGTTGTATTTGACTAGCGCCCTCAATAGGAGGTCGAACACCGGCCGATGCCGGTAAACAATGCACACCTTGCCCTCGACTTCTTCGTCGAGAATCTGCAGGAGGAGCTTGAGCCGGGGGTTCTCGTTCGGGCGCACCAGTTCGTGGACTTCGTGCGACTCGTCGTAGACAAAGCCGGTCTGGATCTGGGCGAGCTTTTCGAATTTGGCGATCGCCACCTCGACCGTGACGTAGCCCTGCTCGATCTCGATCAGGAACTGCTCTTCCATTTGGTTGTATTGACGCAGTTGCTCGGTTGACATTTGATAATCGCGGATTGTCTGGCTCTTGCGCGGCAGGTCGGGAAGCCAGTCTTTCTTTTTCGCCTGGAACACCGCCGGAGCCATGATGCTGGCCAGTATGTCGGCGTTCTTTTCCGCCACCACTTCCTTCTGCTCCCACCCGCCCATCACGCAGAACGCGCCGCGAAAGGCGTAGAAGTTGCGATCGCTGAACAGGTCGATGGCGCGCAATTGGCCCCACAAGTCATGTGGGCCTTGGGTTTGCGGGCGTCCGGTGAGGAGACGCTTCCAGTGGCAGACCGCGGCCAGGCGGTGGACCGCCTTGGTCTGGCCGGTGCGGTGCCCTTTGATCTGGATGCTCTCGTCGATCGCCAGATACGTTTTGCCGACCGCGGCCCATTTGACGATTGGGGTCAATACTGCGGGCATGCGCAGCGCCTCGTAGTTCACAATCAGAACCGGCGGGGCGTTGTGGCGCTGGCGGCCGAGGAACCGCTGCGCGTCCTCTTTCTTCGAGGAGCGATAGAGGTGGGTCGCGAAGCTGAACCCGTGTTTTTCGATCTCGTCGACCCAGCCCTGCTTGAAGGTGTTGGGGGTGACGACGATCATCTGGTCGGCTTGGTCCATTCCCGAATACCAGCTGTATTCGGTGAGCGCGCACAGAGTCTTGCCCAGGCCTTGTTGCAGGAACCACCCAACGCCTGGCTTGTTGCGGGCGAAATCGAGGGCGGCGATCTGAACCGGGTCGAGGGCGCTCATGTGATGTCCAAAAGATCGTTGCGAGGATAGATGAGGACTTTGTAGCCAATATCTCCTTCGTAGCGGTACGAATGTCGACTGACCTTCCGCATTCCTTTAGTCAGCCATTTGAAGGCTTCCCATGTTGATCTTACAGGCAATCTAAATCCGTATTGTCGGAGTTGCCATTTGTCCATTTTGGCTTGCTTCCATGAATAATGCCGTCCACACGGCTCAGCTTCAATTAACAAATCAAGATCATTTGGGGCTTGACTTCCTTTCACCGTTGACCCGAATACCCATACTCGCTTGAAACGAACAGCGTCGGAGTCGCACATTGGCGTCGCCAGAATGCCGTTAACGCTATGAAGGCGACGCGCGACTTCATTAGCGTATTGAAGAGCGAGGGCTCGTCTCATTTCTTTTTCGCCTCTTCCCTCTGCTTTTTTCGTTCTTCCTTGGCTTTTTTCTCCTCCTCCCTTTGTTTTCTTTTTTCCTGCAGTTCTTTCTCTTGCCTTTTCCACTCTGGTATTATGTTTCTACCTTTTTGCGTAATATAATGAACCTCTTGAGGACATCCGCTTTCAGGATTTGTGCGTGTAATAATTTCACCGTTGGCATCGTAACGGTGTTCGATTAGCCCAAGTCTTCTGAGATTGACCCAGCGCGGGCTTATTGATCCTGGAATTGTTTTTTTCTTACGTTTTTTTAGTTCCTCATCTATCTCATGCCAAGTTCCACTGCCTTCCGGCATTAGAGCTAAGACACATACAACTCGCTTTTCTACTCGTCCTGCTGGTTTCCCACGCATGCGATCCGCAGCTATGTGGGAAGTCGCCGGATCGCCGGGTCGTGCCGTTGCGTCGCCGAAGGTGTAGATTCTAGCCATTCTTCTTGCGCCACGTCCCATCACCGAGCGGCTCGATCACGCCGTGCTCCTGCAGGAACTGCATGCGCGAAGTGAGCGAGTTGCCAGAAAAACCAGCGGCAACGATTTTGGGTCGGATCTCGATCGCGCGCACTGGCTTGTCCGACATTGCGGTTAGGATGATCCCGTTGATGCCGCGGTCGAGCCGGAGCGAGGGGCGTTTTTTGCGCTTGGTGGTGATGGGCTTGACGGCGTGCGCGATCGCTTCAATCGGCAACTTGGGCTGATGTTCGACCAGCTCCTCGACCGATAGGTTTTCGATCGGCAGCACTTTCGACATCAGGCCGAACAGCGTTTCGGCGTCCATGGTGAAGGCGATTTTGTATTTGACGATCATTTCACCCGCCTGATCTTGGCCATACGCATAGCGTGCGTCGTCGCTGGCGGGGTTTCGGCGGCGGAGGCGGCTTCATAAGGGACGAAGCCGAGCTTGTAGCCCAGCGCCCGCGCCACCGCGTTGAGCGTGGCGGCCTGGGGCTTCATCGTCTTGCCCCCGAACCAGTTGCGCAGGGTCACTGTAGTGACGCCCGACTCTTCTTGGATCCGTTTGTGGGTCCAACCGCTTGCCTGGACGATCGTTCGCACCTCGTCGATGATCGGATCCTTGTCGACGAAGGAATAGCTTTTGTACGTGAAGCCGGTCATGAACTTAGCTGCTCGATTTCGATGCTGATGAATTCGATTGCCGCCAGACGAAATCTTTCGGTCATCGTCTGTTCGTCGGTTGAAGGCCCGTAAAGGATTTCGACCACCTTGGTGCGCACGGTTTGATCGTGCTGGCCTTCGAGCGCCTCGAGCTGTTTTAATTTCTCGATCAAGACAGCACCGGACTCAGATGTCATTGGTATGTTTGGCATTAGACCCCCGCTATTTCCATCAGCTTGGCGACAAAAGCGTTGGTCGCCTCGCGTGCAATTTGGTGCAATTCCTGAAGGCGCTTGATCGGGAAATTTTCGACTCCGTCTTTTTGCCAATAGTCGATCGTCGCCTTGTCGTAGGCGCGATAAAGTTTGCCCAACTCAGTGGCGCTGAACGCCTCGTAGCGTTGGCGCTTGGCCTGCCAGTCTTCAGCCTCGGTCATCAGACGGATCTCAGGAAGTTGCATCGGTGTCCTCAATCATCGGGCGTGGCGCGCGCGGCGCTGGATCAAACAAATTCACGCGCGTCCGAGCCGCTTGTGCGACGCCGCTTTCAAGCGACTTTGCTTCCAGCGCCTTGTCGCGCACCCGCGCGTAAGAGGCGATCAGATGCCAATGCTTGGGCTCGTAGGCGTCGCCGGTGAGCACCATGGCGATTGAGGAAGCGATTTGCTCCAACGCCTCTTTGCTCTCGGGTGGGAGGAGCTCCCAGTTCTTCCCACGCCTGAGTGCGAACTTGATTCCTTGAGCCAGCTGCGCCGTCTCTTCGAAGGCACCGTTGACCATCACCTTGTCGCGTAAGCTATCGTCGAGATTCATGCGGTTACCTGCATTTGGAGAAATTCAGAGAGAGCGGTGACGCCGTCTTTACCGCCGAAAAAGCAGTCGCGAATGTCGGCCTGCTTTACCCACGGCGAGACGTACATGAGTGGTCCTTTCCACCCGATCAGCACTGCCGGAGTGTCGGTCGCTATAATCCGTACGCCCTCGACCCATTGCCGTTCGGTCGGAGCGAACCTGTATCCTTCGACCAGCTTGCCCTCGGCCCAGATCCATGGGAGCTCGGGAAGCTTGATGACGAGGTCGAGCAGGCCGACCGCAAACCGATCCTCGAGGCGGCGCGCATAGCCGCCGCGGAGGGCGTTAACCTCCGCGACAAGTTTCCGTTTGCGCGCCGCTTCATTCATCACTCGGCCGCTTGTTGAAAGCCGACCAGCCCGTAGAGCCCGCCGTCGACCCGCTCAACCACCCGGTTCTTCTGCAGCATGGCGAGGCCGGTCGACAGCGACCCGGCGGCGAGCCCGGCGTCCTCAAGCCCCTGCTTGAGTTGCTTGGCGCTCAACGGCCCGCTCTGCAGCGAGGCGATGATCGTATCGTTGACCTTCGAACCGCGTGTCCGGAGCTTATAAGGCGGCTCGCTGATCGCCTGCTCTCCGAGCGGCTTCGTGACGGCGAGGGTCATTTCGCCCGCGACAAGGCCGACATTGTCGATGAATCGGATAAACGTGTCCTTGTTCGGAAACTTGATGGTGACTTCGTACGTGTTCATTGCTTTTCCCTGTTGAGCACCTCTAATTGCGAACCATAGATTTCGAGGGCGCAGCGCATGGCCCGCGACGCCATCTTCAGATGAACCCCCTGCCTTAGCAGATCCTCCGTGTTTTGAACCTTGTCGAGATGCTCAATGACAATCTCAGTCACCTCGTACAGGGTGATTGCGTAAGGGTAGGTTAGGTCGCCATCAGATTGGTCCATGCGTCTCGGTGCGCCTCCTGCATGTCGCGAAATCGGCCCGACCAGACCTCGGTGCCGCGCGCGATGTCGGCGCGAAGCCAGCCGAAGGTCGGGGTCTTCTTGTGTTTGAACAGCACCACCCGATAGGCGCGGTTCTTGTGGGTGAAACTGTGGACGAAATTGCCGTTCGCCGATTTGCCCCAATTGTGCAAGCTCATGAACATATGCCGCTCGTATTCGTCCGAGGGGTGCATGCGCGGATTGGTAGGATTTTGCGGCTCGTCCTTGACGTCGTGGAAGGTCGGCTCCTCGACCGTCTCGTAACGGCGCAGCATTTCCAGCGCGACCTCGCGCACGGCCGGATTGCCGCGCAGGTCCATGGCTATGGCGCGGATCTTGGCCAGTCGCTCGGGCGTCATTTTTCACGCTTTTGCTCTTTGGCCCGCTTGGCGGCCTCGATGAGCTGAGTGGCCAGATTGAAGGCCTCCACCGGGGTGAGCCATAGCTCACCGTGGCCGTAGATCTTGACCTGGCCATCAACGGCTTCGACCATCATTCGCCGTCCCCCGAGACATAGCTTTCGCGGCGCACGCCAAAGCCCTGCATGCGCGCCATGCGGTCGATCACCGCGACGATCATCTGGGCGTGCTCTTGCGCCGAGAGAGCGGGGAAGGCCTTCTCGATGCTCAGCTTGATGGTGCCGTAGCTGACGATCGCCGCTATGCGCTCGTAATTGTCTGGGCTTAGTTGTGGCATTTTCACTTACAGAGGGTTCAAAAGGGAATCTCTTCGTCGTCATCCTTGGCGGCGGCGAAATCCTTCGGGCCGCCTTGCGTGTTCCGCTCAGTGCGGATGTCGTTGGCCTCGTCAGCGAAATCGGTGATGAAGCCTGATTTGATATATTGCTGCCACAGTCCCTTATTGAACTTGCCCTCTTCCTCGGTTTTCACATTGCCGATGTACTGGTATTCATAGGTGAAGTAGGGGTCGCCGGTCGGCCCGCTCTTGCGCTGCACGACAATCCGGTAACGCTGAAAATATTGGTCGACGCCGATCGCGCGCGTGGTCGAGATGAAGTTCTGAGTCGGGATGACGCCGGTGCGCGCGTTGGTGAACACGCACAATTGCTTCTGACCGTTCGGCAAGTCGATCAGCCACAGCACGTCATAGGTCAGCGTCGCTGCGGGCTTCGACTTCGGGTCGTCGTCCTGGCTCGAGCCGAACTTATCCATTCGATTCTCGAAAACGGTGCGTTTGATGTGCCATTTGTAGACCTTCGGGTTGCCTATGAACTTGACCTCGAAGGTCTGATTCGGGACGTCCCAATTGATCCCGTCCGAGGCGCTCGCGAGTGGGCCTTTTTGCTCGCTGCCGGGCACTTTGGGTGCCCAAAGTTGATAGGTTTTACGCAACAGGATCGGCGTGCCGGTGACCGCCGGGCCAAGGTTCAAGTTGAGGATCGAGATCCAAAAATTGCCCGGCGTCGCTCCCGGCGTGCCGTCCATCACTGCGGGGCTTTGCCCAGCCAGGACCATCAGCCGCGGGGGCTTCAGGTCGCTCGCATCGATGTTGCCAAAGGTGGATCCGGTGCTGGCCTCCCTCATCCATGCGGGGATGCCGCCGGATTCCTTTTCGGTGATTTCAGTAGCCATGATGACGTAGGTTCCTTTCTCGCCGTTCCAGCGATAGCGCGGTTTTTCAAAGTTCATTTTGATTACGAACAGAAAAGAATGATCGCTTGACGTTGATTGTACGCGTGCATGTCGAACACAATAAAGTTTTACGCTTGTGGCTACGTGAAGACTCTATTGAGACGAGACGTTTTTGTTGGCAGCGCGGACAAATCACCTCTGTCAGTCCTTGAAATTTATGGCTCATGGTCAAGCCCTGGTGATCGAGGTGTAAGGCGTTGCACTGACGCGAAAGACATCGTCCGGCAACCGGCGGCCAGCCATGACCTCCTCCTTGGCGAAGGCCCCAAGCGTCTGGGCGTTCACCGTTTCGATGATCAAGCCTTCGTTGCCGGACCCTCGCAGCCAGCCGAGTCCGCGCTCCTTGTTGAGCATGGTCGCTGACCACCTGTCGTTGATCGATACCCGACCGACGCCGTTGACCTTGATCGTCTTGACGTTAGCGTTGGTGAATAGGGTCGGCAGAATTTGCTGCGAAAGCTCATCGATGTGCTTTTGCAGCGCGCTCGTCTTCTCGGCGAGCTCCTTGACGGTGTCGCGCAGCTCGGCAAAATAGGCGACGGCTTCGGGGATATCGGCGCGCTCGACGACTTCAGTGGTGTCGCGGGTCGCGCGCTCGAGCAGGCTATCGAGTTTTTGGCCCGCATACTGGGCCGCGGTCTGGGTGTCGAATTGCATTGTTGCAGTCCTTTGAGTGGAGCCTATGATGGAGGCTCGAGGACTGTGAATATGTCACGGCGAAGCTAACTGTCAAGTGGGGAAGGGATTATCTACATGTCGATTTTGAGCACGCTTGCGTTAATGGTCAGCGGCTTTGTCGCAAAGACGCGTCAGATCGATCCGCGCGATACCGAAATCGCCGAGCTCAAGGCGAAGATCGATGATCTCAACCGCCAGCTTAACAGCGTCAGAGATGACCGTGACGGCTGGATGCGAATGGCTGAGGCTTGGCGCGCTCGGTACTACGGGCAGGACTCTGCGATGCAGCAGATTGCCCAAGCGCAGCAGCAAGCGCAGCAGCTGATGGACTACGGACAGCAGGCGGCGGCGTACCAGGGTCAGCTGGGTCAACTGCAGACGCAGCAATTGCAGAGTCAACAGTTTAGAGGTTTTTGCAATTGCGTGCCAGCGCGCCACGATATGTTCCTGCCCTCGGGGAATCGGCTTTAACGCCCTTTCAAATCCTCAGAAGTAAAGAGGCCGATTGCGACCGCCAGCGCGGTGGCTTGCGGCAGCGTGGCTACATTCAGCTTGTAGCGCACATGATCCAAATTGGATTTGACCGTCCCAAAGGCGACGCCGGTGATCAGCGCCGTCTCGGCATAAGTCTTGCCCCGCGCGCACCATAGCAAACATTGAAATTCGCGTGGCGTAAGGTCATGGGCTAGCGCCACGTCGCTGCTTTTACGGCCCACATCTGTGCTGTCTGACATTCGGTGATGGCGAGCGAGTACATGCGCTTGACTTCGGGATCGGTCGCCACGCTGCGCAATTCATTGCAAACGTCAATGAACTCGGCTGCGCGCTGTTTCAACTCGGCCACGGCGTTGTCGCCGCTCGGATTGAACGTCGTGCCGACCGCGCGTTCACCGAAGGTCAAATCGTTCATTTGCACCCCGGCGTTCGGCTTGGGTTGCCGGTCGGCGCGCCGCCGCTCGGCCGCATCGGCATCGATTTGGTCACTGTCTTCGGCCGACTGTCGTCAGGGCGCTTGGATAGGCCTTGCGGTCCCTTGCGGGCCAGCGGCGGAGTGAGCGGACCTTTGTGGCTCATGGCGCGATCCTGTGTCGTTCAGCGCGCGTCATGTTGCCGCGCTTGATGCCCTTCTTGGTAGGGGTGTTATGCCCCTTCTTCAAGCTGCCGCTCTTCTGCAGCGCGCTCGTTCCAATCGCATAGGCGCTCGAGGTGCCCCACCCCTTGGCCTTCAGCTGCTTCACCGCCTCATCGAGGATCTTCGGCAACTCAGCCTCCAAGCGCCGTAACGGCGATCGAATTCGAAGCGATCGGCGTCGAGCCTGCGGCGTTGGTCGCGGTCACCAGGCAATTGACCGCACCTGCGGTCACGTCGGCCGCCACGATGGTGTAATTCGCCGCGGTCGCCCCGGCGATCGCCGTCGTCGTCCCACGCCGCCATTGATAGGTGTATCCGGTCGGCGAATAGAGCCAGTTGCCGTTGGTGACCGTAACCACCCCGCCAAGCGCGCCGGTCCCAGTGGCGTGCGGCACATCGACATTGACTGGCGGCGCGTGGGTTCCAAGCTCTCCGCCGATTTCGTCGGCCATGTCCTGATTGGAGAGGTTCCCGCCCTTGCCGCGGTTGACGACCAGCAGCAGGTCGTTGGTGAACGGTGTGTTCAGCCGATGGCCGGGCCTCAACCCGCTGGGCGCGGTCTTTAGCGTGGTGTCCTTAGTCGTGGTGTCGGCCTGCAGTGCGGTGACGATCGCCTGCGCCTCGGTGACCTTGTTCGCGTAGAACGGATAATGGGCCAGGACCGAACTGACCCTACCCTGAAATGTGACCGGATCCATACTCATTGAGCGGGCCCTCCACCCCAAAACGCGCGGCCAGGATTCAGCATTTCCATGCCGTTTCGGCCTTGCACAACCCCGCTCCCTCCAGTGGAGCCGAGAACCGGTTGCCCGATCGGAACGCGACTGCCGATCGGATCGTGATAGGGCCCGAGCCCGGCGAAATTTGTTGGCCCTGGTCCTTGGGCTCGATAAGGGCGCGGCGCTGCGATGGGAGCTGGAACTCGGCCGCCTCCGCCATATCCCAGGTTGTAGGACGGCGGCGCGGGAGGCGGCGGTTGATAGCCGGAAAGGTCGAGTGCGGTGCCGAGCGGCGTGCCGCCTCCGCCTCGCGCGCTAGCGTTGTTAGCGGGCGCGTTGGGCCGCATTACCATGGTGAAGGGTGAATTCGGTTGCTGCCCCATCGCAGGATTGGCCAGCGCGCCTTGAGGCGGCCCTTGCTGAGCGGCGAGTCGCTGGGCGGCTTGCCATCCCGCGCCTTGCGGATCCCACGGGTTTTGCAATCGTTGCGCAGCGGCCAAGCCAGCGCCCTGCGGATCCCACGGACTATATGGCGCGCTCTGTGTTGCTGGCGGTTGCGCAGCTTGTGGTGCGCCTGGCGGGACTTGCGCTCGCGGCGATGGCGGCCAAGGCATGTGACCCCCGCTCTGGTAAGGGTCCATCGGGCTCGCGGTCTGGGCCGCGGCGGGACCGAGCGGTTGAGGTACAGCGCCATCGCCCGCTGCCGCAGAAAAGGGTGCCATGTTCGGCGGGTTGTAGCCTTTGACCTTACTCAATATGTTTTTATTCGCGGTGCCGAAGTTATTCATGGCCTGTGTATACGCAGACATTATGGGATTTGAGCTTAGTGAATAGCCTTGTGATCCTGGCGTCGCCGCCGGAGTTGGCATGGGAATCGGCGGGGGTGGCGGATAATTGTAGTTTATCGGCGTCCCGTCTGGATTGGTCGTCTGATCGAATAAACCCATCCTTGGAGCTCCTCGCGTCACTGCGGGATATTGTAAGACCCCGCCGCCCGGCATATCGCCAAGGGCATCGACGCCAAACGGGCCGACATCAGCCATCAGCGTTCCAGTTGCGTGACGCCAGCGACCTGCTGCTGTTGATAGTCAGGCCCGCGCTCGTCATGCGCCGCGACCCAATTCGAAATGCCCATCTCCTGCATTTCGCGCGATCGCTGGAGTTGCTCTTCGCCGACTGTCACCACGTCGCTGACCGGCATCGGTTCGTCGGGTGGGACTTCTTCGGGCCATTGGTTGTCAGGCAGCTGCCCCGGTTCGTCGACCCGGCTTCTGAGACGCTGCGGCGTGCTATCTTCCGGAAGAGACGGCAAGGTCCGTTGTGGAGCTCGGCCGATCGTCGTGCTCGTCGTGCGCTTGATGGTCGCCATGGGGGAATCTCCTAATGCCCCGCGGCCGGAACATCCTCCAAAGCGCGCAATCGCGCAATCCCCAACAACCGTTCGTCGCCTGATGGACAATCAGCCCAAATCAAATCCGGCAACGGGATCTCGATTCGTTCTGGCAATAAGCCGGTTTCTTTCCGGAACGAACGCGTTCGGTGCGGAAGCGGCGCGAGCGCGGTGAAGCAGCGTTGGGGCTTCGGGTAGTGCCACACACGATAGATGTGGCAGGCGTCCGCCGGTGTGGCCAGGAGCGTGAGCAGGAAAGCTATTCGTCGGGCATGGCGTCGGGGTCGTAAGATCCGCGCCGTCCGCCGGTCGATTGCCGTCTTTGCTTGTTGCCCCGCCATGCCCTACCCCCGTCTAACGACGCCACATCATTATCACCCCAATCGTCCGGTTCATAGTCCCAGTTATTTGTGATCGGCAAGTTGTTGGCTTGGCCCATCTTTTCCAAAAGCGTCCCGTACTTGAACTTGAATTTGCGCAAGTCGCCGCGGATTATCTCGATCACGCCAGCCCGCTCGTATTCCATCAGTACTTGGGAAACGTCGACCTTGGTGCGATTGCCGTCGACCCGCTTGATCGCCTCGCGCAACATCCCGGTGGTGAACCATGAGGTGATGTCCATGCCTTGCAGGACGCGGGCGTCGGCGACGATGTCGCGCGCCACCTGCCGCCCTTTGCTCATGGTCGAGCGCACCACGTTTTCATCGTTGCGCGAGGAGTATTGAAGATCCTCAAGCTCGGCGCGCGTCACCTCGAAGTCCATCAGGTAGCGCATCAAATGCTGCTTGAACGTCACGCTCTCCAACGCCACGACGAGCTCGTTGTAGAACGGCTTCAAGGTGAGCGCCCAAGTCTGGAATTCAGTGTCGGTCATCCGCTTGTTTTCGGCGGTCCACGACATCACAAAGAAAAACGCCCGGTCGGCGGCGTCGGCGGGCGTTAATCCTATGTCGGGCGAATTCGAAGCGATCATCAATCGCGATGGGACGTAATAGTCGCGCTGGTCCTGGCGCTTGAATTGCCCTGAGACGTATTCGGCGCGGACTAGCTTCTTGATGGTGTTGATCGCGCCCGCCGACTCGAGTCGGACTTCGTCGATGAAAGTGATCAACTTGCCGACAAACGGCGTGATCACGAACTTGTTATCGGAGAGTAGATCGGCCGCGGCGCTCCCCGCCATCGAACCGTAGAGCGCGCGCATGAAATTGTCGCCGTACTGGCTTTTGCCGATGCCCTGGCCGCCGACGATGATCGGGCAGACCTGCGGCTTGATCTCTGGATGCTGAGCAACCTGCGCCTTGAACTGCTTGAGCCACTTGATTTGCGCGTCGTTGTCCTGGGTCAGATAGCCGAGCATCCGATCGAGCATGCTGACCGCGCGCGTCATGATCACCGGATCGACGGTGCCGATCGGCTTGATGGTGAAACCCGGAAATGTGTTGAGAAGCTTGTATTCGTCCGGATGCCGGTCCTCGCCATTCAGGAGCCCGTGGACAGGCGAATAGCGCAGGATGGTTCCAGGCCTATGGCCGGGCCGGAATTCGCGGTGCTGGACGTCGGTGCGCAGGCTGGATTGGGCATAGAGGCGGAAAGGATTGTGCGTCTTCTTGCCAATGTGGATCGCCTCATGCTGATGGCGCTCGACCAGAGTGTCGTGTTTGTGAACGTAGTTCAGCCCTTTGAGGAGCTCGTCGCGGTCGAGATATTCGCCCGCGGTGCGATCGTAGATATAGAGATCCGACATCTGCTCGATCACGTCGAGATCGAGCCCGGCCCGGAACGCGCGCCGAATACCGACCTTGGCGTGCGGGCCGAATAGGGTTTCGATCGCGCCCCAACCCGCGACCGGCGCGGTCGGATTGCGGTCAAGCTCCGCCTCGGCATGCAAAAAAGCGACGCCAAGATCTTTCTTAGCGCCCAGTTGACTTAAAAACCGGAGGAGTGCGCTGACTGTATCAGCAGAATCGACCGGTGCCCAGCACACGCCTTCGAGCGATTTGCCCCGTGCATTGATGTCCTGGCCTTCGAGGACGAGGCGCGCCAACCAGCCGCCGATCGTGCGGGTGAGGCTCACGTCCCAATCTTCGAGCCCGTCGAGGTAAACATTGATCCAATAGCCAAGCGTGGCAAAAGCGATCGCACGACAAATGCTTTCCATATTTGTCGCCGTGAGCTCACGGGCCTCGAGATCCTCGAGGCCGAGCTCGAGGTCGGTCGCCGGTGGCTTGCCTTGCGGCCGCCAAACGATCAGGTCGCCGCCGAAACGCGAGCCTGGGA